CCACTGTCGGCGCCACAATGCCGTCCATTGGCTCGGCGACAATCATCTTGCAGTCGCGGCCGCTGTCCAAGAACAGCCAGCCCTCAAGCTCACTGGGATCAATCCCATAATGCTCACAGATAGCCCACGCCCGCCGCAGAAGCTCGTCGCGCGGATCTTCCAAGTTGTAATGCCACACTCGAACCCGCTCGCGCACTGGAACGCCCAGCAGGTCGCGCCCCGTCGCCAACGCGATGGCTTCGGTCAGTTCCAGCGTGGTTTTGCCCACGCCACCCGGCGACACGGTAGCCGACACATATCCACGGATCAGATGCTTGCCATATAGCCACCGCCGCGGCTCCACGCCGCGCATGTCGGCAGCACTGAAGCCTGATGCCATAACGCGCACAATGCGACTCTGGACGCCATCCAAGACCGCCTGACGGCCATCAGACACCCACACGTCGTTCCAATCGGCACCAACCTCGTCCGGCATGACGATGTAGTCGGGCTTCGCCTTCCTCGCACCGTCCATGCCCGCACCGCTGGCGTCGTTATCGGCCGCAATCACGATCTCGGCGCGCGGCCACGCAGCCCGCAATCCTTCCACCACCGGCGCCAGGTTGCCCGCATCGAACGCACACACCGCGCACTGTCCGGTCGCCTCAGATACAGACGCTGCCGTGGAATAGCCTTCCGCCACATAGATCACGCCGGATGGGCGCCCCAGCATGAAGAAGCCTCCCTTCTTGCGTCCGCCGGCCAGAAACCGCTTTTCGCCATCAGGCCCAATGGTCTGGTGCGAGATCACCTGTCCGGTACTATCCACGATCGGGATCAGCAGCTTGTCGCCGTCCAGCAGCAACCCGTGCGATCCGACCTGCTTGGCTACCAGGTAAGGATGATCGACCGCGAACTCTGCCGCGGCAATGTCTTGCTCCGCCTGTGCCGCTGCCTCAAGGCGCCGCGCCTCAATCTCTGCCGCCTGCCGCTCACGCGCAAGCTGGATGTTGTGCTTCTCAACAATGGTTAGCGCGCCAGCCTCACGGCTGCACCATGTCTGCTGACCGCGTCCCGCCTTCCACGATCCGAACGACCCGTACAAGATGCCGTCCAACTCGGACAGAACGTACCAGCCCGACGTGTTCTTGCCGCGCGCTTCGCCATCCGGCACACGATGGATTTGGTCATCTGCCACCGCCACGCCAGCCAGGCGCAGACCGAACGCGGACGCCGCGTCGGTGAAGTCGCGCACAGATTCCAAGCCGCTCACCTGCGGTCGGATGATTATCTCAGGTATCGCGACCATCAGCCCTCCGCTTCGATGATTGCTTTGCCGATTTGCGTAACGACTTGCGGGACGACGGCATTTCCGAGGGCTTTAAGTCGGTGTGCCCGGTTGGAAATCCCATGAGCCACTCGACCCACGTCGGGTTCAGTTGCCCAGTGACCTGCTCCGCTTCCTGCACTGTCGCGTCTAGGTAGCCTTTGGTCAGGTGGTGTTTGTGGCTTTTGCTGCCAAGCGGCCCTGTCCCTTTCCACTCGGAGGCTCTCGGCGTCGGCCACATTTTCGGTTTGCCGCTTTCCTGCGTCTCCGCGTCCGGCCAGAACCGCACGAACCTGTCCAGCGATACGCTCTTCCCCGTCAGCGGGTTTACTTTCTCGCTGCTCGTTGATGTCCGTTCTATGTGATCGCTTGCTGTCGGCGTTGGTGCCATCTTTCGCGGCGATGATCCAGACCCGGTCTCGTCGGTGGGGGGCATCGACGGCGCAAGCTGGAATAACAAATGGGACGGCTTGGTATCCGATGCTTTCCAAGTCAGAAAGGCTGCGCTGGAGGCCCAGCGGTTCGTTAACAAAGCCTCGGACATTTTCGCCAATGACCCACCGACTTTGTACAGCTTCAATAACTCGCAGCATTTCCGGCCAGAGATCTCGGTCATCTTCTGCGCCTCGCTGCTCCCCGGCAACGGACCACGGCTGGCATGGGAACCCGCCGCAGATGAGGTCAACTCTTCCAAGTCGATCTGCGTCGATGGTTCTGACATCATCGTAGATCGGGACGTCGGGCCAATGCTTTCGCAGAACAGCTTGGCAGAAGGCGTCTTGCTCACAGAATGCGACTGTCCGAAAAGCTCCTGCTGCCTCAAGTCCGAGACTGAACCCTCCGATGCCTGAGAACAGGTCAAGGACGGAGAAGTTTTTTTTTGAGCCATCAAAACGGAATATCGTCGTTCAGTTCATTCGCACGCCGGCCAGCGTTCAACTCAGCCGACCGCCCGATCACCGACCGCAAGAACATCAGCCACTGGCCCTTGTCGAGCGCCCGCAGATCAGTGATCCCGATCGACTCCAGATACTGCCCGCCAGACTTGCCGGCTTCCAAAATCATTTCGTTCTCTTCGTCCGTCCAATCCATCTTCCTCTCTCTCCACAATTTCAAATGTTCCATCGAACAGAACCAGCGATCAGGCCGGTCCACCCCGATCAATCGCGGCGACCAGCCAAACCCGCGATCGGGTTTCCAGCACACCGCGCACAGGCCGTGCGTCACACCCCACACATGCCCTCGCACTCCTCGTTAAAGAAGTTGAGTTGCCCCATGTCTTCCAGGTTGCGAAAGTCCACTTCGTCCAGCGGCTTACGTTGCGGGTGTAAAAATTGCTGCTTGTTACCGCGCGTGCTTTTTCGGATGGCTTTGTCAAAAGCCACAGCATCAGCGAATGACGAAGGGTCGTTCAGTTTCATGTCTCGCCACTCGCGAGCGTTGTGAAACGGACAACCAATGCAAGCAGATTTTGCTAGTGGCCGCAGCGGGTATCGCTTCTCAAACCACCGCAAACAATCTTGGCGCGACATTTCAGCGTCTATAAGCGGCCAAACATTTTCAATCCAAGCGTCCCGCGCTGGTTTCATCCGCATCGCTTCGTCGGTGCTGATGCCAATCCATGTGCGGGCGACTACGCCTTTACTGCGCTGGCCTTTTTTTAGACCCAGCATTTCGCGCATCTTCAATCGGATTGGTTTGATTTTGTAATGGCTGGTGCATTCACGCCGACCGATCCCCTCTGTCTCATTTTCCAACGTAAAGAACGGAATTGGTTGAAAATCTCCCAGCGATGGAGAACCGCCAGCAATCGTGTCCGCGCGCAAATCGCCCATTGTCACCCGGTGAACGGGAAACGGTAGCTGCGCCTCAAGCCAATCTAAATGCGCATAAACTTCTGGCGGCTCCCACTGCGTATCAGCAAAGATCGCGCAGTCGGGCATCGGCAGTTCACCGTGTGCCGCCATCAGCGCCATCACTGTGCTTTGCACACCCGCGCCAAGGCTAATCACATTCAACATTCGTCATCCTCAACCTCGCCCCATCCACCGCACCGCTCGCACTCAACCCAGTAGACGTCATACCCCTGCCACGGATTGCCGTGGCTGTAGCCGCCGACTGTGCGCTCGCGCTCAACCTCGCCCTCGCCATTGCAATCAGGGCAAATCACGCCATCGCCTCGCGCTTCAAAAAGTCGTCGCAGCCCGCCGCTTGCTCGCCGGCATCCAGATATTTTTTGTGCTTTGTGCAAAGCCATTGCGGCCCATCGACCGGCTTGGCGAACGAACAGGTGCGGCAGTTCAAAGCGACGGGCGCGCCTTCGTGGCAAATGTCCTTGTAGTCGCACCACATGCAGTCGGGCGCCTTCGGCGTTTCCGCCACGCGCTCCGGCAACTCGCCGACATTCTCGACCATCGACCGCATCCGCTCAGCCAAATACTCAGCCTCGTCGCGCACGAACTCGGTGCGGCAGCTGTCCCAATCGCGGCACCCTGCCGACGCAACGGTCGTCCAGTGCCGCGTGTAGCCGCCGTGCAGCATATAAAGCTGCGCCTGGACCCAGTAGACGTAATCCCATTGCCGCAGTGTCGCCTTCTCGCCATCCTTTGCTTTGAGCTTGCGGAAGGCGTCAAACTTGCGCTGGTTGACCACCTTGCATTCCCACACATGCGGCGTCTTTGGTGCCGCCGGATGGCCGTAAACGACGCCGTCCATGTGGCCCGCCACATGCCCGCCGGCATCAACGACCTCAAACTGTCGCCCGGTTTCTGGATCGCGCGTCAGCAACGACGAACCTGGCGCCGCTTGCAGCCGCGCTGCAATCACGTCTTCGCCGCGGTTGCCGTCATCGATCGCGCACAATCCGCGCGCTGGTATGCTGCGCGGTGCAGCCCATAGCCAGCCGTACCACTGCCGACGCGAACAGTATCCGCCGCCGCTCATGCCGAGATGTAGTCTCGGCGGCTTTCCCACCTCGCGCCGCTCCATCTCCGCATCAGCGGCTGCAAGCAGCCCGTCGCGTTCCGTCAATTCGATTTTTGCCATTACTCTCTCCCAAGAAAAAAGGGCGGGCGCCGAAGCGCCCGCCAGTTGAACCGCTTCAGCTTGCCCAAGGCGCGGACGCCGGGGCTGGGGCTGGCGCGGGTGCTGCGGGGGAGACAGCCGCAGCGGGCGACGAGGGAACAGACGTCGCCAAATAACCGAGAACTTCGTTGTAATTTGGGTTGCGCTCTTGAATGCCGACCCTGACACGCACCCGGCGCGCCAGCAGCTGATCAGTGTCATCGATCTTGGTCATGCCTAGCGCAGTACCGATCGCGCTCAACCGTTCCTTGGCAATCTCCACCGCCTTCGGGTTGGTGTGCCACAGGTTCAGATTGTCCCAGACCTTGCCTTTGTCAGTCTGGATTTCCAGCGACAGCATGTTCGTGCCGCTGCGCGTCTCCTTGATGTCGCAGCCGACGATCTCGCCGTCGTACTCACCCGCCGGCAGCGGACCAAACGAAGACGGCTCGACCGCCTCAACCTCAAAATTTAGTTCAACCATTCTTCTCATCCTTCTGTGTGATTGCGTTCATCAACGCCGCCCATTCGAGCGGCAGTTCTTCAGGGATTTGGTATCGGGT